AACAAAGGGGGGGTCTCGGCACTCCCCCCCTTTGCCCCTTTGAAGGCGCTGCCTACGGGCGGACGCCGGACTTGTCCGTTGTTAAAGAATCGTAAGGTACACGAAGTGGACCTTATGATTCAAGGGGAAGACTTACTAGTTCAACGAAGTAATCTTCCATCTATCTGCAGATAATTTATGCTCCTCTGGAGGCATATTAGCAAAGATAATAATATGAGGTGGGTTGAATAGTCTCATACCTGTCTCATATTTAGTGTTGCAAATCATACCATTCTTGATTTGCTCTATCGCTTTATATGATACTATATTGCCATTTTCACGTGGCACATCAATTACGATAATAGAACGGCAAGTAATATTCGGAATATTATAAACGATATTAATTAAATCGCTCTTTTTTCCTTCGTCTATGTATATAGCGTTATGAACAGAACACAAATATTTAGCAAAAGAACTTTTGCCAATACCACCTGTGCTTTCCCAAAACCAGTGGATATGTCGTCCGTGTGCTGGATTAGAAATCAACGCAAGTATATCAACTTGCCACCAGAGGTTAGGCGTAATAAGTTTGAGGTCTTCCCAGTAATTACTAACATAATTACCACCTTTACGACAATATTTAAGATTGTCTGCTTGAGAACCTTTGCATTTTTCAAAATGCGCTCGTCCTAACCCATCTATTTTTTTAAATTCAGTAATTCTCATCTTGTGATGGAGTTCAATATAACCTTGTAGATGAGGTGTGCCTTCTGCGCCCACCTCAAATCCGTAAATATAATGACCTAAACTTCCCAAAGAAGTTGGAACTATATTCAATTCATTGTTAGAATAATTGTTAAGAGTAAAGCAATAATGCTTTGCTGGACTTGGTTGTTTAGAGATTTTGGTGTCAGTATTACCCAAAATCTCCTTGGAACTCTTGGAACTATTTTTTCCTAAAACTTCGCGAAATTTTGAAAGATAATCGTCCATTTAATTATCTTTAGAAAAAAAATCTTTACTTAATTTATAAAATGCCTTTAAGAAAAAAAGTATTTAAAAAACGTCCGAGAAAGAGAGTTGCTAAAAAGCAATCCATCGTCAATCTTGTCAAGTCTATTGTAAATAGAAATGAAGAAACCAAGATGGCGACTAATAGTTATACATTAACTAATTTTAATAGTGCAATAAACGGGTCAGGCGATTACATATCTGTATTGCCTCAAGTTGCTTTAGGAACTGCACAGAACCAGCGTATAGGAGGTTCAATTAAACCTCTCAAACTTGTTATACGTGGTTATATAACATATAACGCAGATTCTTTTCAGGGTGCAAGAATGCTTGGAACAAGAATGTTTTGTTTTAGTGATAAAACTTGCGCATCCTATCCAGTAATGACATCCGCAGGAAATAATTATCAATTATTAGATACAGGCGGTTCGCCTGCTCAATTCACAGGAACTCCTATGAATTACATTACGCCTCATAACACTGATGCTTTCAGGTGGTATGCAGATAAGAAACACGTTATACAAAAACCGTTTGGATACACTAATTCTCTTTCGCCTTCAGCGACTAACGAAATAACTGCAATGGATAAATCAATGTTTAAAGGATTTACAATTACTATTCCAGCGGGTAAATTACCCGCAAATTTGAAGTTTGATGAAAGTGTTTCATCAACTTATCCAGTTAATTTCGCCCCATTTCTTGCTTTAGGATATGTCGATTTATTAGGATATCCAGCAGATACAGTCGTGACTCAATTAAAAATGGAGTTTAGCGCAACTTTATATTATAAAGATGCATAGAAAAGGGTGAACCTCGCTACGCTCGGGGGGAGACCCGCCATTTGAAATCTGTCAGAAACTTCGAAGCGAAGACCTTTAGGTCGAGCGCACGAAGTTTCCATCATCCTTACGGAAAAGGGGGAGACCCTCCCTTTAGGGGGGGTCGGGCAACAAAGGGGGGGTCTCGGCACTCCCCCCCTTTGCCCCTTTGAAGGCGCTGCCTACGGGCGGACGCCGGACTTGTCCGTTGTTAAAGAATCGTAAGGTACACGAAGTGGACCTTATGATTC